TGTAGAGAGTGCCTTGAGTTGCTCTGTGAGGTTGGTGAGGAGAGCATCAGAGGTTTGTACTGGAGCAGCGACCACTGGGACGGCTGCGCTGGATGAAATTGTTGGAACTACAATCTCGACCTTGGAGGCGGTAACCTTCTCCTTCTTGGCCTTGGGTGCCTTGGCGGCGGGTGCTGGAACGGGGGCAGCGGCGACTGGTTCGGCGGTCTTCTTCTGGGTCTTCTTATCGGCAGGCATCTTGTTTGTTTTAGAGACAGAGACTGTTGAGGACATTTCTAACGCGTTGGGTATGATTGTTACCCTCGGCGGTCATGTAAATACTTTTAACACCGATACAGAACGGACAGAATTGAAAAAGTAATGGTATAGGGGTCGCGATACAAAGTGATGATGTGAAGCAGAGTATTAAGACACTGCAAGATGAAGATTGTGTCTTTCTGGAAAGTGTTGGGGGTGAAGGCTCGGTTCCCACATAACATTGCGATTCGTTGACGAAAGGGGTCGGAGACGGGGATGACGGTCTCGATGTCTCGATGAAGCAACATAAACATTGTCTTGTAGTCGTTCCGTGTAAAGTCGATAAAGTGTTCGGGATAGACCTCGACGAACCCATAATCTGCAAAGTGTTGGGTCAAGATGTTCAGGCGATGACGGACTCGGTCGATAAACACTTCGGATTCCACTGGCACGGGTTCTAGGTTGCGTTTCTTGTAGCCCCAGATGGTTCGAAGCCGTTTTCGGGTCTCTGCTTTCAAGGGAACCTTTGTGTAGGGATTGACCGGTGTGTAGTTTCTCATGCACCATGTCCATAGTGACCCAAACTCAAACCACCAGTGCTTTCCATTCTCTTCAAATGAAAAATACTCCATGGGATGGACTCGGTCTTTCTCGTTGAAGGTAATGATGTCTTCATCATTCGCAAGACCTTTGCGAGATAACACTCCAAAGCCCGCATGTGATAATCGATTACGAACTAACCATCCACGAAACAATGCTTGAACCTTTGTAATCGGAGGTGTAGGATGAACGGCTACCCATAACTCTGGGTCTTTCATTCGTGCATGTCGTCCACACAATGTATGTCCAACCAATGCATTGGAAGTACAGGGGTCCTTGGAGCCTCGTTTTTTCACCGACGCACATTGAATCATTATCTTCTATGAACACCTTCTTGAAAACTGGAAACATGCTGTCAAAACGGATTCTCGGTTTTCTTGGAGTTCAATAGTATACCCCAAGCAAGCAACAATGTCTACAATCGCAATCGTTTCATCTTCTAACCTCGACATCAACAAGCTCTCATTCGGAGACATACGCCTCAACAAAGCAGGCGGCAAGTCAGTTCCTTTGAAGTACAATGGTCAACCTCTTCAGATTCGTCTCGAAAAGTCAGTCTACCCTATGGGTGTGAATGTAAAGGAAACTGAGAATGGCACAACCTACACAATGAATCTCACACTCAAGGGATGTGATGCACATGCTCAAGAGCGTGCTGGAGCTGAACTAGGCTCTACAGGTGTTCTCTACAACTTCCTACACGACCTTCAAGGAAAGATACTTGACACGGCTGAAGCGAGCAGTGTAAAGTGGTTCGGCAAGGCTAGGTCTCGTCCCGTTTTGGAAGAGATGATGAAGAAGTCTATCAGTCCAAGTGTTGAGAAAATCAACGGAGAATGGGTCGCATCAGGCAAGTATCCACCCAGTCTCAAGATGAAGGTTCCAGTCTACGATGGTCGTGTCGCAATGGATGTTGCAGACGGACAAGGCAGACCTGTCGAAGTCACAACTGAGAACATTCAGCAAGTGTTTCCCAAGCGAGTGGAAGCAAGCATCGTAGTCAGTCCAAGCATCTATGTCTCTGGACAAGGATTCGGTGTGACCTGGAGAGTCAGCTATGCACGCGTAGCACCTCCACAACGCACAACTGCAGCTCAAATCTTCGCAGATGAGATTGAGCAAGAGATTAAAGCAGAACCTCTAGCGGAGACTCAAGAGGAGGAAGAACAAGAGGAAGTAACGGTTGCGTATGTAGAGGCTCCATCGGCTCCTCCTGTGACACCTGTGCAACAGATTGCACCTGCTCCTGTTGCTCCTGCGGCTCCTGCGAAGAATCGTCGTCGTGTGGCTGTAGCCTAGACCAAACCGTAGAGTTCACGGGTGGATGATGTAGTTTGAAATCAAAATCCACAAAGAACGTTTTTTCCTTGTCCGGAAAGTCTAGATACTGTGCAACCATCTTACACCCTGCGGTTTGGCGTAATGATTTGCGACCACACTCGGTGCAGGTATAGACAATCGGACGAATGACTAACATACTGGGCGTGACAATGCGTACAGGTCCACACAAGCAATGTTCCAAGAAGCGTTCAGGGGTTGTCCATTCTTCATTCACATATCGGTCAAACACATGACGGGGTAGTTTGGACCAGAGTTCATCGTCTTCGGTCCATTCAGGTTCTTGAAGTAAAGTTCCAAACTCAGAGTCATGAAACCATAAGACTCGCATATCTGCATGGTCTTTCAAGGAATGTTCTGCACATCCAACTCGTTCGAGGGAATCGTTATACAACCAATACACATCTGCGTGGTCATACGAAGGGTCTCGTGTTCCGCGATAGACTTCTTGTCCATCCATCATCCAAGTATCTGCTACGACATCCAAATCATTTTCGGTGATGTCGGAGGAAATGTTCATGTATAAAAACTCAGGATGTAGCCGTGAAAACATTGTTGAATCGTGAGTTTACGCAAATGAAACTGAAACGCACACATCGTGACGACAGACTGTCTTGGTTGCAGAACGGGATAACTCGTGGCGTTTGCGTCGTCCCTCGGCTGCTTGAAGGGTCGTTGAACACTCGTCCATGTCTTTTTGAATATCATCAAAGTGTGTTTCAAGGTAATCTAGAATCTCATCCTGAATCGCCCACTCGAAGAAACTGAGTTGTCCGACCGTGGTGTTCAGCTCCATGAACTGAATACGCTTCCAACGACAGAATGGGTCAAACATCTTTTTGCTATACGCTTTGAGATGTGCTTTATAGGCGAGATACACGATCACATGTCGTCCAGTCTTGGTGACAAAGGAAATGTTATGTTTCTTTGCATAGTTGGTGACGAGCCAGTCAATCAATCGTAAACTTATTTTAGACTGGCCCGAGAGAATGGTCTTCACTCGAGCGAGTACTTCGGGACTACTATAGAATCCCGCAAGTCGATGTAATACGAGTTGGTCTTTGCTTTGAATCTCCATAGTGGGTTTAGTTGCGCTCATTGAAAATGACTTTTATATATAATGTCGGCAATGTATCTTTCATCCGTAGGGGCAGAACTTAGCGAGATTGAGCCTCATACACGCGAACTAGGGAAAGTCGTAGAGGAAATGAAGCAAAAGCTTGTGACTGAAGTCCGAGTGCTTGAAGGCATTGAGATTGAATCCTATCTCTCTGTTCGGACTGCTTTAGAAAACGAACTTTCAACTACGAAGCTTACAGAAGAACAATGGAAGAGCGCCTTACCGAATGGTTGCTCGATAACAGACCCCTCACAGGACTCAAAAGAAGAATCCGAGATTTCATCATGCTTTGCAGGACTCTTGAGCCACGATTGCCGCTTCGTCTACTTAAGCAACAGGTCTACGCCCTCGTCGACAAACTCATGCTCGGGGAAGTCGGACGTCTGTGGATGCGAGACCGGTGCTACGAACGTGTATTGCGAATGTATGGAGCAAACGACCAAAGAACCGACGCCTGGCACGCCAAGCGAAGTGAAATGATTACTGCCTCTGAAGTCTATGGAGTGTTTGGTTCTGAATCCGCTCGTCGTGAAGTGATGATGCGAAAGTTAGAACCTAGACCTCCCGGAGAAGGTAATGGAGTTCCAGCATTGTTGTGGGGCACTCGTTTTGAACCAGTTGCAAAGAAGATTTACGAAGAGAGAACCAAGTGCACGATTACTGATGTATCGTGTGTCCAGCATCCAGTCCACAAGTTTCTAGGTGCATCGCCGGATGGATTGATTGTTCCGAACAGTGATGACCCAAAGCGATATGGTCGTCTTGTAGAGTTCAAATGCCCTATCAGCCGTGCCTTGAAAGCTGAAATACCGCCTGGATACATTCATCAAATGCAGATGCAAATGGAATGTACGGGGATTGACGAATGCGAGTATGTCGAGTTCCGATTCAAGCAAGTGAACTATTCAGAATGGCTTCGAAGCACAGACCAGAAGGGTGTGTTTACAGTCTACGAAGATGGGAAGGTCGTCTACGACAAAGACATCTACGAGGATACGACTCAGGTAATCTATTGGTTACTGACCTCCATCAAAGAGGACTTTGTTCCCAAGGACAAAGAGTGGCTACCTAAACACTTGGGAGGATTGAGTCAGTTCTGGAATGAAGTGTTGGAGCATCGTAAGAACGGAACGAAACCCGATGATAAGAAGGCTATTGTGAGTTTAGACATTTAATTGAGTTACAATGTTTGTCCACAAACACCGAGGTAGTTCAATGACTGAGAGTGTCTTATCAAAGACGAATTGGTCAATGAGAGACTGAGTGGCTTCATAGTCATCGAATACAATATATGCATTCTTTTTTGCTAGGGGCAATGAATGAAGAAAATGAGACCGAACAGCTTCCTGTGTATGATCTGCATCAATATGGATCGCATCATATTCATGATAAGGGAGTGTCTTTAAAACTTCTGTTGCATCTCCCAGAAGAAATGTAATACGATTACCAAAGTGTTGATTTAAATAGTCTACTGCTTTTGGAGAATATCGAGCATCGTTATCAATACAGGTAATTCGCAATGTAGGATTGGAGAGTAGTAATATCAAGAGAGAGTGACCTAGATAGACTCCAACTTCCAGTAAATGAGATACCTTTTGTCCGACTCTAAAAAGAGCTTCTTGTTTTTTCAAGGTCTCAAGTTGATACGAATACTCCAAACCATTGAATAAATAGCTTCCCCAACCATGAATGTGTTCACGCCCAACTGCATCATATAGTTGAATGAAATGATGAAAGTTATCATGTAATACCTTTGCAGTCACACAGTCCTTATGCCATTGAACGGCGTTTGATAATTTGTCTCTTCCATATAGCGATTTATATGCAGGAACCAAGGGTATACCATTTGTTGTAAACGGCGTCTCACTAGGAATTGCAATACAGTTTCGACAATCAGGTCTACAATTCTCCAACACTTCATCAATCATTCGAACCTCATAGTTAAGACTTATAAAAAGTCTAGCAATATCGTCTACCCGTTCATCTATTGTAGTATGAACTTCATATGCAACGACAGGTCTACATCGTTTGATTAGTTCGAGTGCACCGCAAATCGCTTTATATTCCATCCCCTCTACATCTAGATGAATAAATCCAATCTTTTCAGTAGAAAACAATATATCTAGGGTTGTTGCAGTGGTTTGAGTATGACCTTCACCTTGGGAAAGAGGAATATAGTTATTGAACGCGTTATAGTGAAACGAACAATGGTCAATGTGTCCATTCGTATACAATGTCTCAACTCTATCGCTAATTGCTGTTCGTACAGAGAAACAGTTTTCAAGTGAGTTGAATCGAGCTATCGTATCAATATACTGACAATTCTCTTGACTTGGGTCTATCGCATACACATGTCCATCAATTTGCATTGACCATGGGATTGCATTGTCTCCTTTCCATGCACCCACATCTAGAATATCTCTACTACGGTCAATTACCCCCGTTGAGATGAAATGTGAAACAATACTTCTAAAGCCTGGTTCTTTGTATGGAAACTTTACACATTCATCATCGAGAGTAGGAAATGCAACCCGAACATTTTGGTCATTTGGAAACGTTAATGTAAACTTGCCACACTCGCGTATAGCTTGTAGGGCCAGAGCTTTGTTTGTAGACAACGCATTAGTAATAAAATATGAATGAATCGCTTCATGAGAGGTTATGACCTTGAAATAGTTCTGAAGGATTGAAGTGTAATCTCCAAATCTTACCGTAAACCATTCTGGATGGTCTACAAAGACATAATTTAGGAGCTGTTCATCCGCATGTGCAATCCCTCGTATGACCTGTTTTGAGCACTGTTCTAAAATAGAGAGATATAGATTAGGAATGTAGGATGCTTCAGCTGTTATACAAGTAGATGCAATACATGTGGACGGGTCACATATCTTTGTTTCAAGATTGTGAATCAACTGTTTAGGGTCACGATAATGAATATAGGTCACAGCAATCTTTGGATGAGGTGAGTTAATAACATCAATAATACGATGAAACTCCTTTAGAATATGACTGCCTCCAAAGTCAACCCATGCAAAATGTCCCGTTTGATATGGATTCTTAAGCGATGCAAGATAGAGTGCTATATATTTGAATGTAGTTACAAGGAAGTATGATGGACTTGTTCGAGGATTCAAAGACTTGTAGTTTCGTTTGACAATCGGGTATAGATGTGAATATAAATCATAGTCTTGAATTGACTTAACAATATAGGTTGTAGGTCTGATTCCTCGTATAGTTTTAATCATCAAATGCGTATTTGTATCACAAAACACTACCATAGGAGCATCTATCTCCAACAATGGAATCGCATGGTCTTTATAGAAGTCAATACTACGTACAGATGGACTCGCATCTTCAAGTTTTGAGATATCAAAATAGGATGTAACGAGAGTTGTTTTTGGAATCGGTAGGTTTGTAAAAATTGAATCGTCATGGTCTGCAGGATAGACATGAAACATATCGTCCATCATCGCCCAATAATTGACCTCCCATGTGATGCGAGGAAGATTTGTATGAACTAGAGTCATCTGGCGTTCATAGGCAGATGCAATGAGACTGCGATGTCCGACCCAAAAAGTTCCAAACAATCTCCAGACTGGACGCGTCCATACATCGGATAGTGTATATGTAGCGGAACCAGGACTTATAATACGGTCTGTTCTGAACGAAGTCGTTTCAAGTGTTCGGAGTATTTCTGTTACACGAGTTACATGTTTCACCATATGAAATGCCCCAAAGTCAATCCACGCTAGATAGGGTGTATCTACATACACTAATGCTTCCTTCATAACTCGAAGCTTGTTCAGTTGAATACACATATAGTGTGCACTATCTTTGACTGGATGCATCTGGCTAGGTAAAACAGGTGATTCGGGTAAGAACGATGTATCAAGACTAGTAGGTATGACTCGGACATTTGAAGGAAAGACTTTATCTGAATAATGTGTATCCAAAAAGAGAAGAATTGATACACCTGTAGATGCAAGTCGGTCAAACAAGTCAAAGTAGTCTGTATCGCTGCGATATGATGTAGCAGGTTGGAAAAACGCACTTACAAAGGTAGTTGATTTCATTTTATA